GTGGGACACAATGATAGCGGCACACATCTTGGATAATTCTCCGAAAGTAACAGGTCTCAAATTTCAATCCTTTGTATTATTAGGAGCAGAATCTTATAACGACCATATAGCACCTTTTCTCAAATCAACAAAAGGTACCAAATTCAACAGAATACACGAGATAGATTTGAGAGATTTGCTGCTATATAATGGATTGGATTCACTCCTTGAGTTTTTGGTTGCCAAACGTCAAATGAAATTGATGAGACAATTAAATGAGAAAAAATAAATGTATATGGTGTGGTAATGCAGGAAATCTTGCCTTTGGTGTTTGTGAACAATGTAGAAAAGCAGCCCGACGATATGTGAAGCCCTATAAGGCCCCCAGACCTCGGAGAAGAAGAAGAAAAAGAAAATGAAACCAATAACTAACGAAGGATATAAACTACTTCATAAGGGTTGTATTGCCCTATCCCAAGTGGAAACAAACGGGATGAGGATAGATACCGAATATCTTAATCGTGCTATTGCTTATACCAAACGTAAAATAGAAAAAATACTATATGAAATAGGACACGATAAAATCTTCAAGGTATGGAAAAAAGAATTTGGTATAAGAACTAATATAGGTTCCGGAGAGCAGTTAGGAAAAATCCTATTTTCTGTAATGAAATATCCCTGCCTGGCCCGCACAAAAACAGGAAGACCCAAAACAGATGAAACCGCTTTGAATGCTGTTGATTTGGATTTTGTTAGGAATTTCCTTAAACTAAAGAAGCTCAGAAAAGCAAAATCAACTTATTTGGAAGGGATACTTCGTGAAACAACAAATGGATATCTCCATCCATTTTTTAATCTTAATACCACCCGAACCTTTCGCAGTAGTAGTGACCATCCCAATTTTCAGAACATGCCTATTAGAGACCCCAACATAGCAAAATTGGTTAGAAGAGCTTTTGTTGCAAGACCCAATCATCAAATAGTTGAAACAGATTATAGTGGTGCTGAAATTTGTAATGCCACTTGTTATCACAGAGACCCAAGAATGATTTCATATATAAAGGACAAAAGAAAAGATTTACATAGGGATATGGCAGGACAATGTTTTATTTTGCCAAAGAAAGAAATTACAAAAGAAATTCGCTATTGTGGAAAGAATATGTTTGTCTTCCCTCAATTCTATGGGGATTATTATATTCATTGTGCTGAAAACTTGTGGAAAGCCATAGACCAAATGAAACTCAAACGGGGAGACGGTTATGATTTGTACAGTCATTTGGAAACGGAAGGAATTTATGAATTGGGTAATTGTGACCCCGACGAAGAACCCAAAGAAGGAACATTTGAAAAACATATTCAAGAGATAGAATATAATTTCTGGAATAGATTATTCAAGGTTTATGCCCAATGGAAGAAAGATTGGTATTATACCTATCTTAAAAAGGGATATTTTGATACATTAACAGGCTTCAGAATAGAAGGGTTTTATGGAAGAAATGAGATTATCAATTATCCAGTGCAAGGTTCTGCCTTCCATTGGTTGTTGTGGTGTCTGATACGAATTATCAAATTGTTAAAGAAATATAGAATGAAAACTCTAATTACAGGGCAAATCCATGATAGCATAGTAGGTGATGTGTATAAAAAGGAATTGCGAAATTATTTGGAGATATGTGAACAAGTAATGACTGTAGATATCCGCAAACATTGGAAATGGATTATCGTTCCTTTGAGTATTGAAGCTGAGGTAGCTCCAGTAGGAGGTTCTTGGTATGAGAAAGAAAAGGTGAAAATATAATGGATGAGGAAATGAAAACATTGATTCAAGAAACCGTTGTGATACTCGAATGGATGATTGCAGATATGAAGTGGCGAGCAGATGAGACCAAACAGAATTTTGAGGAGGGTTCCGAAGGAGGATATTCGCCAGAACTTACCAAAGCAATAGAGCTTTATAAAAAATGGAAGTCCTTATGCTAAATCTTCCAAATATGGGTATTAGAGTACAGAGATTTATAGGGTTAGTGGTTTTATATAGGTACGAGCAAGATAATGCGAGAGAACCAAAGCTCGTAAGCCATTTATACGTTGAGAACAGTGGAATGAGCTAATATAGTAAGGAATTTGCAAATGAAGGAATTATACAAAAAATATCGCCCGACCAAATTTAGTGAAATAATAGGACAAGATACCCCTGTTAAAATACTACAAACAAAACTCAAGAAAAATACTCTCCCACATACCTTGCTCTTTAGTGGTCCGAGCGGTTGTGGAAAAACCACACTTGCCAGAATACTAAAGAGGAAACTTAAATGTGGTAAGCACGATTTCAAAGAATTAAATGCCGCCGATTTTAGGGGTATCGAAATGGTGCGGGATATTCGCTCTCATTTATACCAAGCCCCCATCAATGGCAAGTGTAGGATATGGCTAATAGATGAGTGTCATAGAATAACTACTGATGCCCAAAATGCTTTCCTCAAGATGTTAGAAGATACTCCAAATCATGTCTACTTTATGTTGGCAACAACAGACCCTCAAAAATTGAAGAATACAATAAGAACACGCTGTACCGAAATTGTTGTCAAAAATTTGACAGACAAATCTTTAATGTCCTTGCTTACCAATATCTGTAAGAAGGAAAAGGTAAGTATAAATAAGGATGTTTTAGATAAGATAATAGAATGCAGTAATGGTTCCGCTCGTAAGGCTCTTGTTTTTCTTAACCAAGTTATAGAATTGGATGATGAAGATGATATGATAGAAGCAATTAAAGCCACTACTGTTGAAGTACAAGCCATTGCTATAGCGAGGGCTTTACTTAATCCACGAATGAAGTGGATGGATATGACCAAAGTATTAAAAGAATCCTTAAACGAGGAGCCTGAGCAAATTAGGTGGATGATTTTGGGATATGCAAAGAAGGTTTTATTGTCCGGTGGTAAGTTTTCAGGGAGAGCCTATTTAATAATAGATGCATTCCGAGACCATTTCTATGATTCCAAACACGCGGGATTGGTTGCATCTTGCTATGAGATTATAGTGGGGGCAAAAGAATGACAAAATACGAAACTTTCTTAAAGACGAAAGGTATAAGAAATAATATAGAAGGATTCAAACCATTATGGATACCTAATTTTTTATATGATTTTCAAAAAGAACTTGTTGAGTGGGCAATAAAAAAAGGTAAAGCTGCTTTATTTGAAGATTGTGGTTTGGGTAAAACCCCTCAACAACTTGTATGGTCTCAAAATATTGTTGAAAAAACAAATGGGAAAGTTTTAATTGTAACACCTTTAGCAGTATCCTATCAAACAATCAGAGAAGCAGAGAAATTTGGAGTAAAAGTAAGACGAACTCAGGATGGTACTATTTATAAAGGAATTAATATAACTAATTACGAAAGATTGGCATATTTTAATCCTAATGATTTTGACGGGATAGTATGTGATGAATCATCAATTTTGAAAAATTTTGGTGGTAAAACACGAAAATATATTACTGATTTTATGAATAAAATCAATTATAGATTGTTATGTACAGCAACTCCGGCTCCTAATGATTTTATGGAATTAGGGACATCATCGGAAGCATTAGGAAATATTAAAAATAATCAAATGTTAGGAATGTTTTTTACTCATGATTGTAAAAATTCTTCACAATGGAATTTAAAAGGACATGCAAAAAAGAGATTTTGGCAGTGGGTATCCACATGGGCAAGAGCCATAAGAAAACCATCTGATTTAGGATATAAGGATGAAAAGTTTATTTTACCATCTTTCCATTTCCATAAACATATAATAAAATCTAATTATAAAGAAAATAGTTTAATAGATTTACCAGCTATAGGATTAAATGAACAACGAGCAGAAAAAAGGAGGACATTATCTTTAAGATGTGATAAAGTTGCATCATTAGTTCCAAAAAATGAACCTTGTTTAATATGGTGTCATCTAAATGATGAGGGAGATTTGTTAGAAAAAATGATACCAGAATCTGTCCAAGTAAGTGGTAAAAATAGTGATGAAGAAAAGGAACACAAACTAATAGGATTTTCAAAAGGGGATATAAGAATTTTAATTACTAAAGCAAAAATAGGAGGTTTTGGTATGAATTGGCAGCATTGTTCCAGAATGATGTTTTTCCCTTCTCATTCTCACGAACAATTCTACCAAGCATCAAGGAGATGCTGGAGATTTGGACAAAAAAACGAAGTTAATTGTCACTTAATTGCAAGTAGTAGAGAATCAATAGTTTTACATAATATGATACGGAAGGAACGACAAGCAGTTGAAATGTATAATGGTATTATCCGAGAAATGTCGGAATTTCAATTGGGAAAAAAGAAATTTGAAACTAAAACAGAAGAGATGAGGACTCCGAAATGGTTGTAAAACATCAAAAAATAACTAATAAATTTGCTCTTTATAATGGTGATTGTTGTGAAATAATAAAAAAGATACCGGACAACAAAATAGGATTTTCAATTTTCTCACCTCCATTTAATAATTTGTATAGCTACTCTGATGCTGGTAATGATATGGGAAATTCAAAGACATATAAAGAATTCTTTGAGCATTTTAGATTTTTAGTAAAAGAATTGTATCGAATAATGTCTCCAGGAAGGATTGTAGCCGTCCATTGTATGGATTTGCCAATATTCAAAAGTGATTTTGGATTCACTGGATTACGAGATTTTCCAGGGAGAATAGTAAGATTATTTCAAAAAGAAAAATTTATTTATCATTCTCGACATTGTATTTGGAAGGACCCATTACTTGCTGCGGTAAGAACACATGCTATTGGATTAGCTCATAAACAAATAGTAAAAGATTCGAGTATGTGCAGAACAGGAATTCCAGATACTATTTTATCCTTTAGAAAAAGAGGAGAAAATCTTAAACCAATAAAAAATGAAAATGGACTAACAACTTATTATGGTTCTCGAAATATACCAAAAGAATTGGATAGGTATATTGGATATAAAGAACAAAAGACAAATAAACGTTCTCATTGGATATGGCAACAGTATGCATCACCTATCTGGTTTGATATAAGACAAACAAGAACCCTACCTTACAGAAAAGGTAAAGGAACGGATGATGAGAAACACATATGTCCTTTACAATTAGATACCATTGAAAGATGTATGGTATTGTGGTCAACAGAAAATGATATAGTATTAACACCATTTATGGGGATAGGCTCAGAAGTATATATAGCTGTTAAAAATAAAAGAAAGGGAATAGGCATTGAATTAAAAACATCTTATTATAAACAAGCTGTTAGAGTTTTAACAAATTTAGAAAAAAGAAGTAAGATACTCTGGTAATTTTATAAAATGGCACACTATTATAAATTTTATTTTTTATTTTGGATTATTGCTGGAAACAACGATAATAGTATAGTACATAGAAAGGAATATAATGGCGAAGGCAAAGAAAGATAGAGATATAGAATTTGATTTTTTCAATATAAACATAAACGAGCTTGACAAAGAATGGATTAACCAACCTAAAATTTTCTTCAAATATGCCTCTGAATTAGCAGATGCAAGGAGAAGGTTGGAACAAGCGAGAGCGGAATTGGATATGGTAAAAGCAGCGATGGACAGAACAGTTAGAGAAAATCCTAAATCCTTTGGTTTGCCTGAAAAGCTAACCGAAGCTTTGATAATAAATACAATTATCCAACAACCCGAATATCAAGATGCTTTGAAAAGCTGTAGAAAAAGAAAACATAGAGTTGATATATTACAAGCAGCCGTTTCTGCTTTGGACCATCGCAAAAGTGCCTTGGAACGATTAGTTAGCCTACACGGACAGAATTACTTCGCTACTCCAAAACCTATAGATGAAAGGTCGATAGAGACTGCGGATAACATTGAAAAAGGGGCAGCGAGAAGAAAAAAAACAAAAAGGAGATAGTAAAATGCCTCGTGGAGTTTATCTAAAAACAAAAGAACATAAAAAGAATATAAGCAAAGCCTTAAGAGGTAGACATCTTTCAGAAGAAACAAGAAGAAAAATAAGTAAATCACTAAAAGGACATATAGGAGTACATCACTCTGGAGAAACAAGAATAAAAATAGGTAAGGCAAGTAAAGGTAGAATATGTTCTGATGAAACAAAAAGAAAGCTGAGTAAAGCAATGTCTGGAAACCAAAATAGTTTGGGATGTTGTTGTTCTGAGGAAACCAAGAGAAAATTAAGTAGATTTCGTAAAGGCTTAATTCTTTCTGATGACACTAAAAAGAAAATGAGTGAAGCAGCAAAAATAAGAAGCAAGATACTATGGCAAAATCCTGAATACAAAGAGAACCAGCTTCATGCTCTTTTTGCTGGTCGTCTTATTTCTCCTAATAGGCCAGAAAGAAAATTAAGAAATGGTTTGAATAAGATGTTTCCAGGTGAATATAAATTTGTAGGGGACGGGCAAACTTTTATAGGAGGTAAGAGTCCTGATTTTATAAATGTAAATGGACAAAAGAAGATTATAGAAATGTTTGGTGATTATTGGCATAGTAAAAAGGTAAATGGAAGAACAAAGATACAAGAGGAGAATCAAAGAATAAAACATTTTGCAAAGTATGGTTTTAGAACTTTGATTATTTGGGAGTGTGAATTGAAGAATATAAAGGAATTGAAAAAGAAACTTGTAGAATTTCAAGGGGCAGCAAGGTTAGCCGGCAGGAAGAGGAAGGAGAAGAATAAAAAATGAAAGAGATAGCACTCATTCTTCTTGTGTTGCCTGTACTTGTTTATTTTTGTGTCAAGTTTGGGACAGTTGCATACTACAAGGCAAAGGAATTTGTAAAAAAGGAATATAAACAATAACTTTTTTTTAGAAAGGAATTTTAGAATGTCAAAGAAAAAGAAAGAAAGAAAGAAAGAAAGAAGTACCGTTTCGACAGCAAGGAGAAGGTCCGAACAACATAAGGCAGGATTTGAAATAACTTCATTATCCTTGCCAGAAGGAACAAATCTATTCTCCTTGAAAAGTGACAAAGCCGTCCGTTTGGATATACTTCCTTATACTGTGGGAAAAGGTAATCCGTGGGCAGACGAAGGGGAGCTTCACTACGAAAGAACTTATTTTGTTCATCGCGGCATAGGTGTAGAAAATAATTCTTATGTGTGTCCCCAAAAGATCCTGGGTAAGAAATGTCCTGTTTGTGAATACAGAGCCAAATTGGCAAAAGACCCCGATGCAGATGAACAGCTCATCAAAGATTTGGGTCCAAAAGAGAGACAACTGTTCAATGTCATCGACACACAGAACAGAGATAAGGGAGTCCAACTGTGGGATATTTCTTTCCATCTGTTTGGGAAGGCTTTGGATGCTCGTATTCGCAATGCCGACGAAGACGACGAGTATGAAAACTTTGCGGAACTGAAAGATGGACTCACCCTGAAACTTGGAATAGAAGAGGGTCATTATGGCAGGATAAGTTTCTTCCGTGTAGAAACCATCGACTTCAAAAGCAGGAAGGAGGATTATGACGAAGACATCTTGGAAGAAGTTCACAACTTAGATGAGGTTATCAAAATCATTCCTTATGATGAATTGAAAAAGATTCTTCTCCAAACCGAGGAAGAAGACGAGGACGAAAAATCAACATCCAAAAAGAAGTCTAAAAAGAAGAAGTCCAAAAAGAAACAGCAACAAGAAGATGAGGAAGACGAAGAAGAGGAAGACGAAGAGGAAGACGAAGAAGAGGAAGATGAGGAAGAGGAAGACGAAGACGAAGAAGATGAGGAAGAGGAAGACGAAGACGAAGAAGAGGAAGACGAAGAAGAAGATGACTTTGAATTTGAGGAAGATGAAGATGAAGACGAAGAGGAAGATGACGAAGATGACGAAGATGAGAAAGCACCTAAGAAATCTAAAAAGAAGAAGTCTAAAAAGAAATTAACAACGAAGAAATCCTCAAAGAAGAAGTCCAAAAAGAAACGTAAGTAGGCATGGAGGCCAATGGAGGACAGTTATAAAGGATTATAACTGTCCTTTGTTGATAAGGATATATGGTTACTTATGAAAACAAGCAGTATTAAAAAAGCATTATTGAAGAAAAAGAAAAGAGGGGAGAAATTATCTTTCCTCAGTACGGGCAGCACACTTTTGAATTTGGCTTGTACTGGAAAACCTTACTGTGGTTTTGCCAAAGGCAGATATTATTTTATAGTAGGTGATTCTATTAGTGGCAAAACTTTTTTATCCCTCACTTGTTTAGCAGAAGCCAGCATCAATCCTAATTTTGATAACTATAGATTTATTTATGACAATAGTGAGGGTGGGGCTTTGATGGATATCAAAAGGTTCTTTGGAAAAGAGGTATTCAAGAGAATGGAACCTCCAGGTTGGGATAATAGGCCTTTGTATTCTCGTTCTATAGAGGAATTTTATTTTCATGTGGATGATGCTATTAGAAAAGGCAGGCCTTTTATTTATATTCTTGATTCTATGGACAGTTTGAGCAGTCAAGAGGAAGCAGATAAATTTGATGCAACCAAAACAGCAATGCGAAGAGGAAAGAAAGTTGCTGGTTCTTATACAGATGGAAAAGCAAAAAAGAATTCGGCTAACTTACGCAGGCTTCTTAAACCTCTTGCAGATACCAATTCTATTCTAATAATAATCAATCAAACGCGAGACAATATAGGATTTGGTTTCGAGAAGAAAACCCGTTCCGGCGGACACGCCCTACGATTCTATGCCACAATAGAATTGTGGTCTTCGGTTAAAAAGAAAATATCAAAGAATATCAAAGGTAAGAAAAGACAATTAGGAGTAGAATGTCTTATTCAAATTAAGAAGAATAGAATAACAGGAAGGGAAAGAACATTAACCATTCCTATTTATCACAGTATAGGTATTGATAACACTGGTTCTTGTGTTAAATTTCTTATCGAAGAGAATCATTGGAAAGTGCAAAGTAATAAAATAATAGCACCTGAATTCAAGTTCAAAGGTAGTAAGGAAAAACTAATACGGTATATTGAAAAAGAAAATATGGAAAGGGACCTTCGTGATATAACAGCAGATATTTGGAATGAAATAGAAAGGCTTTGTGAGGTCAAACGCAAGATTCGATATACATAAGGGATACAATGACAGAAGAACATAAAAGAAATATAAGTTTAAGTTATAAAAGGAGAATGGAAGGATGAACCGTCTTTTCTTACTTTTAGACTGTAACTACCTTTGCCATCGAGCCTGGTATTCCTTTGGGAATGATTTATCTTTTCGGGGGAAATCTACCAGTGTCATATATGGATTTCTAAAATCCATTTCCCACTTTCAAGAACTTTTTAACACTCCATGCGTGGCATTCTGTTGGGACTCCAAAGCCTCCAAACGTGAAGAGATATTCCCAGCTTACAAATCTAATCGAAAAGACAAATATAAGGATATGG